CATGATTTTTACTATAAGATTTCCGTTGTCGTCAACAATATTCCACCATTCTGCTTCAAATTTTCCGTGATAATCACGTTGTACTAACATTTTGATCTTGTCGTGTTTTTTCCAATCGTACTTAGTGCTTGTCACACATAAACTTCCGTCAGAACTTTTCCCGTAGTACCAATCACAGTTATATTGATTTAATTTGATTGTATAACCATGATAAGTGATTTTTGTAAATCCATCAGGCATTTCAGGAATCTTATGGATCTCAAAGCACTCAGGATATTTAATATATTCAAATAAAAGTGTTTCGATTGTGTTTCCATATTCCATAACATCAAAGTGATCAATTCCACTCATAATATCATCATTAAGGTTTTCATAATCATTCTCGCTATACCCATACTTCATCATAAGATTACTTAGATAATCAAAGTTCTTGAACTCTTCATTCTCATAAAGCACCGTTTTCTTTCCAGTAGATTGTTCTGTCATAATAAGTTCTTTGTACTTCATAATTTCCACCATCCTTTTTAGGAACTGACTGCCTTGCGGTCAGATTTTAAGTTAACTGTTCTCTTATATTATACACGATAATTTCCATCGTGTGAAGTGGCGGAGTGGAAATTGAACCCACCGATAAAAGCACTCTTTTATCTACCATACGCCACCGTTTTTCCGTTCCAATACGTCACTACCATCAATCGGTAGTACAGCCATTCCGTTCATATAAAGTAACTATTAGCTTCAATAGTCGAGTCTTTCCGTTAAAGTGTATACTCATATCATCATGAGTAGTAAAAGCCTTTAATTGGCTATGTAACTAAATAATTTTGACGGATCTCCTTTTAAAATTTCCGTCATGTCATTAATCGCTTCTTCTTGCGTTTTGTACTTCCGAAAAATTCCGAACGTGTTCTTGAATAACAAGAAGTATTTATATCCAAACAACTCATCGTTAATTCCAGCGTTCGGAGGATTTTTTGTAAAGTATAACGTGTTATACTTTCGTTCTACGTGACACGCTAATGATTCCATAGTTGTTCTGCGACTCATTCTTTCCACCTACTTTCTTGACCATACACAACCAATTAATTCATCGTTATTATCATATTCAAAAATTTCTTTTATCATTGGATTATTCCGTGCTTCTAGTTCTGCATCCTTCAATGTGTATTTCACACCTAAGCAACAATCTTTTCCGTTTTCTAATGAGTACCACATTCTTTCCACCTACTTTCTATTTATAATAAACATCTACATTGTTCTTATCATCGTGTGACCAACTAGATCCAACGTATTTTCCACTGTTACCGCAATCTTCAAGATCGTATTCACAGCATAAGTCGTTATACTCATCAGGCGTGTTACAGAAAATTTCCGTTCTACCGTCAGGATATTCATTTCTTACTATCATAATTTCCACCTTCCTTCTATAATCTTTCCATCAGTTCTACAGCTAAGATGTACGCTACATACTTCCACACGTTCACGTAGCCGTTCAGATCTTCCAACTTACATTGCATAGCTGTATGGATCATTCCATCGCAGAATCCTTTACTTTTAAGTTCTGCGATAAGATCTTTCTTTGCGATCGGTGGTAAGGCTGACACTCTGATTTTTCCAATATCAAAAGTGTTATGTTCTTCCTTTTCTACTGTCTGAATCACTACCGTTTTGCGTTCTGTCATCTTTAAAATTTCCATTTTGTGTACCTTCCTATTCATATAATTTATATGCAATTCGATCAACTGCATCTGCAATATTTTCTACAATAGCTTCTTGATTTTCCGTGACGTTATCTTCACACCACGTTTTAAAATCTGATACCCCATTCTCTCCGCAATCGTGCAAGAAATTTTCCATTAACTCTAGCACTGCCGTTCTATCATAAATGTTTACTTTGACTTTAATTTTACCCATTCTATTGTTCCTCCTGGTTATCTTTTAGTTTTTTTTATTTTTCCATTCTTTAGAACAACGAAACACAAAATAAAATGCCGTTCCGTAGTCCTCAATACGATCTTCTGTTCTTGTTGATCCATAATTTCCAGCAACCTTGATGATATTTTTCACAACTTCCTTCCGTGTTTCAAAATAGTTTTCCAAAGTTGCTGGAATATCATATGTTGCCAAAATAATTACTTGATATATACCACTGTAAAATTCATCAAGATCGAATTCTATCTTCTTAATTCTGCCAATTTGTAAAAGTTCTTGTTCTAGTTCTTGACATTTATCTAAAATGCCAAACTTCTTTGCGGTTCTTATTTCTCTTTCTTTCATTTCTTCCACCTTCTTCCTATGCTGTAATCAGTTCATAATCTTCCAGTAACGTCATCAGGTTTGCTTTTTTCCATCTATGTAACACTCGATCACCCATTTCATTTCTAATCGGTTTGGCAAGCTGATTTCCATTGTGATCTTTCTTCCATTGCATAAACTGTTTTACTGAGTTATGATAGTGTCCATCATTATGGACTTCTATATATTTATTTTTGTTCCTTTTGTTTCTGTATATAGTAATCGTTGTCATAGTTTTACGCTCCTTCCTTAACTTCCATTGCCATCCAATCAGCTTTCTTGATCTTTTCCATACCGTGGAACACTAAGAAGCCGTTTACATGGTTCATAGTTGTTGGGCTGTAATCGTTCCACAATCGGATAAGTTTTCCGTTGACTAACTTACAGACAATAGTTTCATATGATTTAAGCTCGTAACCATTGTCGATAACTCTTTCTTTTGCTTTACCGTAAAAACTCTTTCTTCCAGTAAGACAAGGAATATCATAAAATCCAGTGTACATTGTATTTTCTTTTCTCATAGTTCTAACCTTCTTTCCTATCTGATTTTTCCATTATCTGCGATCGCTTCTACATCATCACAGTATCTATTGCAAGGATTCCATATGCAATAACTTGTTACGTGTTTTCCCTTGCGTACACGCTTGTTATACGCAATGTAGTAGTTTTTTCCATACGTTCCATGTTTACCTCCGGCAGAAACACTTTTAATAATTTCCACATAAATCGTATGCTTTACAGCACGTTCACGGATCATTTTATCGGTTAATTTTCCAGTGCTGATATACTTTACTCTATAGGCTTTTAAGTCGTACTCGTGGCGTATATAATCGTTTACAAGCTGGATGTTCTTATTCTTTGCATTGATCTTTACGATCGAATCATCGAGCTTGTTTCTAGTGCCGTGAGTATTGAATTTTACAGTTACAACGGTAGTCTCTGGATAGGCATATGATTCCTTGCGTACTTTCCAGAAATAGCCATCTGCCGTATCAATTGTGCCGTAACTGTTATAAATGCCGTTTATCGTTCTGTACGTGCTTCTTTTTGTCTTTGCGTGTACAGTATTTCCAAAGATTAAAAAAGCCGTAAACATAAATGCTACGACTAATAAGATCTTGATTGTTTTGTTCTGTTTTGTTCTCATTGTGTGTTTACCTTCTTTCTTAATATTCAAAATTCGGAAATAGTTCGTATAAATCTTCTTCATCTATGTATTTTCCATTAATTGTGATACTAACGGCATAGGATACAAAATATTTTCCATTATCATCTTCTAAACCATCATCATCTTCTTGTTTCCAAAAAGAAAAGCAACTACCACAAATACAAATATCTTTTGCTTCTAAATTGTTAATAAAATGCTGATTGATTTCATTAAGAACGAATTGTTCAAAATTGAAATTTTCCGCTTTTGCTAATGTGGATTTTCCCGTTAACCAGTCTGCATCCTTTCCACGTAAAGGATCAATAAGTTCTCCATGTTCATTCTCTTGAAATATGTCAGCAGAAATCCCATGCAATTTAATTGTGTCAAGTTCTCTATATTTTTCAAAATTCATAATCATTTACCTTCTTTCTTATTCTGTATCTGTATCATCAAAAAATCCAACACACGCAAGCATATAGACAGCGGTAATCATTAATAAGAACGCTTCTAATATAAAGGCTTGCGGGATTCTTATAAACGTAACAATAGCCGTTACAATCCATACAATCGCAACGGCTATATCTGTTAGTTTTGGTTTATGTAATTGTGTCTTATTTTCCATTGTTCTTCCTTCCTTATTTCTTTCTTTACTCGTCAACTCTTTCTATCATGAAGTTACCACCATGATATAAGTTGAGTCCGTGATTTCCACCAGTGATATATGCATCATCAGTGATCCCATCACGTTCTATATCTTCATCTGTAATGAATACACCCATATTTCCATCAGATTCTAGTTGATCGATCGCAAGATCTAGGATTGCACCATAATCCGTTGTAGGTTCGTCAACTTCTACAAGTTCGCTAAAATAACCGAAAATCACTCTATATTTTGTCATATCTTTCCTTCTTTCTGCCCTTTACGGGACTTTATTTTTCTTTATAGGTTCAACAAAATAGACAAGCCGTGTTT